AGGACAGGGACGAGATTTCGCTTAGTGCGGAAACAGATGCGCCTCCACTGCCACGGGGTGCCACTATTAACCTGAATCTCAACTGATTCGCGAAGACCGATCATATAAGGGGTGAGAGAGGTTCGGCCAGCGCTTGTACCGGCGTCGCCGACCATGCCACGGGCTGTGGCACACCAGAGGAAGGAATAGCAAGTGCGGTCCAATATATTATCGTTCTGCGTCGCACCACTAAAGTTCGCACGCAAGACCGCAGGGAGCTGGGTCTCCACAGTAGCGTACGCGTTGTCGGCCGTGACATACGTGGCAAGCATCATATCATCTCGCTTCTTTTTCGTTGTGACATCGAGGATTTTCTTCCGAGTGGACCGGGCGAACGGCTTGCGCGTTCTGGACCTCCGATAGCGTGGCATTTGCGCGATTTAATATCGGCGGCGTGAATACGTGGCGCGGGAGTAGCGAGGACGCGCGTACGAAGTCCTGCGATAGGTGGGTCGGGCGTACTGTCGGCGATACGTTGGGGGCCTCGCGTAACTTCGGCGGCGGGAGTAGGGCATCATTCATTTTTGTTGAGGAGCGGGGTAAAAGGCCTCCTTATATAAGTGACGGGCTGTCACCCGTCACCTGGGCTATAACATTAGTTTGCCCAGGTGACTCTTGGTTACATGTCTGCCTTCAACTTCTCAGCTCGTTATGTCCTACTCACTTACGCTCAATCTGGAGGCCTTTCTGAGTGGGCCGTTCTGGACCATATTTCAAGCCTTGGAGCAGAGTGTATCATCGGACGAGAAGATCACGCTGATGGAGGTACTCATCTCCACGTTTTCGCTGATTTCGGCCGAAAGAAGCAATCCCGACGAAGAGATTACTTTGATGTTGGAGGCCATCACCCGAACATTGTCCCATCTAAAGGTCGTCCAGAAGGCGGTTGGGACTATGCGACAAAGGACGGAAACGTTGTTGCAGGCGGGCTGGGGAGGCCGGGCACAAGTGGACTTCCTCAAACTCCGAATCCATGGCGCGAAATTGTCTGCGCAGAAAGTCGAGAGGAGTTTCTTGACCTTGTTCGGCAATTGGATCCAAAGAGCTTTGTGCTCAAACACCAAGAAATCACCCGATACGCCGACATCTACTTTGCCGAAAACAGACAACCCTATGTGGGTCCCGATGGGATCGGGTTTGAGTTGGGAATGGTACCTGAGTTGGATGAGTGGAGAAGAGAGTCTCTTGGAGACGATCCAGTAGAAGGTAAGTGCTGCTCGCTCCGCTCGGGATACATTCTTGACTTGGGTATGATCTACGCAATGCTACGGCCAGTCACGACCACGCTCCGCGGGTCGGACGCCTCGATGTTTACAGTTTTGTGCTGACTAAGCAGGCAGAAGCAAAAGTCTTGTACTCTATGGCGCTTCACGACTTGGAAAAACACTGTGGGCTAGATCTCTCGGACCACACGTGTACATCATGGGAATGCTGTCAGGAGCTGTACTGCTTCGAGACGCGCCTGGAGCAACGTATGCGGTCTTCGATGACATGAGAGGAGGACTACCGATGTTCCCCTCATTCAAAGAGTGGTTTGGGGCGCAGTCGTTGGTAACGGTGAAGAAAATGTACAGGGATCCAGTACAGATGAAGTGGGGTAAGCCGTGCATTTGGTTGGCCAACAGCGACCCGAGGGAGCAACTGAAGGCAGACATCACTGACCGGACGCCTAAAGGGCGCACGGATCTCATTTATCAGGACATTGACTGGTTGGAAGCAAACTGTATTTTTGTTGAGCTGCAGGAGTCTATCGTTCGTGCCAATACAGAGTAGCCTGGGGGCTAAATGTCAAAACATTGCTAGCGGCAGACCCATAACGTGCCCTAAATAAATCCAAAACGTAATAGTCACCCATCCCGGGGGAATCGCCGGTGCTGAAATCTGACGATATGACGTCGCCAATTGATTCATCGCCGTTGTACACAAGGGTCTTGTGCATGGGATGCCATCTCTTGTACTTCCGAATAACACCTTGTTCATTGCCAGAAGAAATAGTGATAGTCTTGTCGTACACAATATTAAGTCGGACAGAGTCAGTCTTCGCTACCATGGGGTCGACCCAATCGGATGCGTTCTGACCCTGGAAGAGTAGCTCAAATAAAGCGTACTGGGAACCGGAGTTGCGGTTACCTAACAGCTGAGCAACCGTGCGCCTTGCACTGCCATCGGACAAAGGCGAATAGTACTGGGAGTTATTGTCAACACCTAGGACAGGGACGAGATTTCGCTTAGTGCGGAAACAGATGCGCCTCCACTGCCACGGGGTGCCACTATTAACCTGAATCTCAACTGATTCGCGAAGACCGATCATATAAGGGGTGAGAGAGG